GTGTCAATTACGTAGATCTCATTCATTAAAAATTCCAAAGCTCTTTTCTTAGTACAGCGATGTCCTTTTTTAACAGGAGATCCATCTGGATAAAACTGTGTTCCGTATCCAAATGTGTATGGTTCTTTATTACTTATGGGGTCACAATATGCCTGTTCGTTATAACCTTCATACCTGCAAATTAAATCAATGGCTTTAGGAAAACCGGACATAATAGTAATACCTTATTATTACTAATCATACACAATTTTATTTACCATTTCACCTTATGAGACCAATATCTAGCTGAAAAGATATCGGGACTGGAGTCTTGTGCGTTATGTCTGGCGTAGTAAGACTTCTTACGGGCTTTTTCTTTTGCTGTTTTAGGATTTTTACCAGCTCCTTTTACACCTTGTTGACCAAATCTTATTATCTTTTCTTTACCATCTTTACACGCTTTTACTACATGGGACTTAGTAGGATGTTTAGGAGTTTTCTTTGCTTTATTGCATGCTAATTTATCCTTAGCTATCTTTGCTGCACTTGCTGCTTTTTTACGTTTATCAGACATGTGTAAGGTTAAAAGAAACTACCAAAATTAAAACTCTTTTTATATTCATCTAATATATCTTTCCCTGACTTAGTTTTTCTATATGAGCCAAATATACTTTCATCATCATCGTCATCATCGTCATCTGTAAAGACTCTGAATGAATCTGCTACGTCTCTTTCCTTTTCTTCTTCTTCTTTAGTTGTACCACCGTAGATGTCAGAATCCTCTCCAGTAAGTCTGGAAATTCCGGCGAACGCAGCAAAAGGATCGTCTCTGTAATCTTTTCCGAATCCCTCTAATGTTATTTTCCCATCCTTAGACCCAACTTGTGACAATACTGCCTGTGATCCAGGATCTAAATCAGGAAATACATTCTCATAGAAATCATCTTCCGTTCCTTCATACCCAGCATCTTGGAATATTTTATACAGTTGAGTATCTCCTTTTAATTTATCAGCAGGTTTGTAATCCTCTTCTCTTGCAATATATTCGACACCTAGTAGATACTGATCTGGTTTCTTTCGCTTTTCATTTAAAAATTTAATCTGAGCTCTTATATCTTCGGCAGATCCTGTTCTTAAGGTACTGGTTATATATTCTTTTAAATCCTCTAGGGTTCCATCAAAATCTTCTAATCCTAATTCTTTTAAAGCTTCATTCCAAGTCTCTGGTTGATTAGGATCTAATCCCTCCAGCATGTCATCTGCAAATTCTTCTGGTCTAATAAAATTACCAAATATTGTTTTCGTGTTTTTAACTTCTTTCTCTAAAGCAGGTAATATGTTGTCATATAAGAGATTCTTTACTTTATCTAGATTAACAATATCTTCAGCTCCATCAAATTGATATTCAGGATTTTTACCTTTTACCTGATAATGTAAACGAGCGAATTGATCCTGATTATTAATATCTA